CCTGTTGATTCTGTAGGTTTCAAGAATAGATCATAATTCTTATCATAGAATCTTGGTCTTGCTTCTTGTTTTAGTGTGTCAATAGAACAACGATAATCAATGCTGCTCACATCACCAACACCATGACCAGTAAATGTATCTACAACGAATCCATTCTTGAATCTGTCATTACCATTAGCATCTGTGACATCTAATGTTGCAGTTTCTCTTTCTAACATATTGAGTAGAGAATAATATTCGATATTTTCAATTCTCTTTTCGATTCTTCCAATATCTCTCATTGTATATCTCTTGTTATCGATATATTGTAGAGTAATATCTTTATTATTGAAAGTGTATGGATTATATCTGACAGTATACAGAGTCATACCATTATCAAGGTCATCCGGCTCTTTTGGAGAGATATTCGAATTTCCCTTGATAACTTTAAACGATCTATCAGTTGTCGCAACTATCTTATCGATTCTAGATAACCAATGTGTAACATCAGCGGACATATTAGAACCAGAGATAGGTAGCACAGTACTGAAGTAGGGACCTGATCCTGGAGTAGCAGGATCTTGATTTCTAACAGGTCTGAAGTCTACACAATTTCTAAGATCAAATGTCTTACCCTTTGAAGATGAGAAAGAAGGAATCTTATCGTACGAAGGATAAGAATCAACATTAAAATAACCAGATCCAGAATGAGTGAAGTATTCAAAGAATACGTTTATTGCACCAGTGACTGTTTGTCCAGGAGCCAAAGATAATTGCGCATATTCATATGTGAAATCCCTTTGCCCATTATCGAAACCAAATTTATTAGTAACATCTTTGGTCGGATCAAACCAATCTGCTTGAGAAGTGGAATTCAAGATCTTAACAATTCTAATCCCATCAGGAACAGTAAGTGATAGATTATTATCACTTGTGATTGCTGTTGTGAAATATTTGATTCCGTTTGAAAGTGAATCAGCATTATAAGTGAAAGATGTGGTTGGTGGGGCGATTTCGTAATAAGAAGATTCGTCCGGTACAGCTAAGAATCCAGTTGCTCCTGAAATTGTCGCAATTTGGGTAGTTTCATCGTACGATGCAATTGTAAATCCAGTTGCACCAGTCATTGCTCCAGTTCCATACAAAATCTTGATCAGACCATTTTGATAATAGTTAGATACAGAGGAGTTTGCTGTTGAAGCTAGTTTAATTGTAGTTGGTGAATTCGGACCAATTCTAGCGAAGCCGGAATTAGTTTTTGGTTCTACAAGAGTTTTAATTCTTGGAGTAGTGGAATTTGCGTTAACTGTGTAAATAACAGAAATACCAGAAGAAGCAGTTGCACCAGATCCATTTAAATTACTGATTGTTGCAGTTCTTGAAGAATTTGTGATTGTTATATCAAAATTAGTTATTTGTTCATTATCAGAATTGTTGATAACTAAGTAGTGAGATTCTATAGTGGTTGTATCTGTTCCAGTCTGAAGTGTTTCATTAGAACCTACAGTCCAAGCAAAACTTGTTCCAGAAGAAACTGATGTGTATACACCTTTATATTGATATTCTGTGTCTGTCGCAGCAGTAAATGATCCAGGATTTAGAGAATCTTCGATCTTAAATGTTCTTACTGCTTGCAATCCTGTTTCAAAAATGTAGCTCGCTGTATCTGTTCCAAATAGCAATCCAGTCGAACCGGAATCTACTGGAACTAGATCGAATTTCTTTGAAGAACCATTTGCAGATCTCAAAGATCTCACGTCACTGAAACCATTACCCGCAGCTAAGAATATAGAAAAGAGATAAAAACGATATCTTTTAACACCGCCAATAGTAGAATCATATTGAATAGAAGAAACTCTACATGCTCCTAATTCACCACCAGCAGCATTATATAGGTAGAGTGTTTCTAACGAAGAAACATCAGGGTAACCTTCGTCTACAGTAACAACAACATAATTACCATAATTCATTCCAATATCGAAACCGTTTAATGTTGAATCGTCCGAATTCGATCTTGGTTTATCTAGATCAACATATTGTCTTGCAATAGTTTCGAATTCGTACCCTTTAACATAAGCTTTTCCGGATTCAATATATGCACGTAATTTGTTATTATCTGATGGATGATTTTGAATATCGGCTAAAAATGGTTTTACAGTGTAATCGCCTGATTCATCAAAGGTTCTTCTTGCTAAAGTCTTTTCGATTTCAGAATAGATTGGTCTTGTAACTTGCTTATATAATTGCCCTTCTCTTACTTCTAATAGATCGATAAAGATATCAGCTTCTTCAGTGAAGTCTAAAGCTTTTGAAGTCAATGTTAGATTAACTTTTAATCTATGTGCACCAGGTGCAGCATAGTTATATGATCCTGTGGCGTTATCTAGGAGAGTTACATCATCTCCCTCATCGATAATAGCAATCTCAGATAAGAGACCTGCTTTCACATTAGCTAATCTAGTGTATTTTTCTAGATAAGTTGTTTGTTGTGGACAGATTACAAAGAAGCCTTTTGTGTAGAAAATACCACTATCGATAGAAGCTGTAGAAGATGGACCACTAATAACTCCAGAAGCAGCAGCTAAACAAGATCCACCACCATCAGCATTAATAGTTTCACCAAATTCATCGAAATCGAAACCATTTAGAGGTTCGATAATAAGAGTCTTCGGATCGGAGCCTTCTTTTTCAGCAATAGCAACAACTAAAGCTTGTGCGCCAGTTATAGAACCAGTAACTTTCTTATTCAAGAAAGAAGACACTGAGACTTCAACACCATTATAATTATCTTGAATTTTAATATATTTTCTAGATTTAGTGTTAATTGTTGTCATACCACCAACAACAATTGATCCTTCTTTGAAAATATGATTACCGAATCTTTCTACTTGAGTTTGTAGAATAGATTGTAATTGATTTAATTCTCTGGCTTGAACTGCATATCCAGGTCTAAAAAGAATTCTTAAAAAATCTTTAGTCTCTGGAGAAAAATCATCCCAATATGGCGCTGAATTTAATTCTGAAATTGCTGGCATTTAATCCTCTTAGAATTGAATGATAACTCTAATATCTTCGATTTGTTCTACGAATCTTGAAAGTGGTGTTCTATTTTCTACATACAATACAGTTCCTGTGTTTGGATGAACACCAACGTTATTCACGCTAGTTGTTGTAAATGTAGAAGTACCTGTTGTTGTTGAAATGGTTCCAAAATATGGATACGTTGTGACTGCTCCAGAAGACTTAGAAAGATTCGTGATATAAACTTTATTATTTACTGTATCATGTTGAACGACAGTTCCGATTGCTGTTTCTGAACCAGGAGTTCCTTGATAGATAGTAGTATCTGGTTGAATAGTTGGACCTGATATAGAAGAATAGTTTAAAACTAGACACTGATTGATTACAGAATCTGTCGATAAGAAACCGTATGATGAATCATTATCAGGTAGAATATCAAATGGTTCTGTAACAGTTAACAATTTAGTAGAACCAACATAATCACTAACAGTTCTTAACTGTCCTCTTCCCTTTCCAGAATAGATATAAATCTTCTTTCCATTGTGGATGTCATTTGTAAAAGAATCTGTTGAAGAAAGTATCATTTGAGAAGTTGGTAACTCATCACCTCTAGCTTGTGCTTGCTTCAATGATCCATAAACTAGAGGATTTGAGATTAATCCTATCTTTCTATATTCGTTAGAAGAAACGATTACACCACCCTCGTCTCCTTCAAATTTAGCTTTTGTAAGTAGATTGAATGCACCTAATTCTACTACAGGATCAGAACCATGACCACCAAATGGAGAAATAATTGCTTCAGCCGCCGCCCCAGATCCTCCTCCACCAGTAAATGTAACAGAACATTCAGTATATCCAGATCCTGGAGCAAATATTTGTATTTCTCTTACAGCGTTCGATGTCATTCTAGCTATGGCTAATAAATTCGCACCATTACCAGTTAAAGTTACTTGTGGTGAGATATAACCCTTCAATCCTGCAGTTGGTGCTGATGATACAGTAAACACACTACTATTATAGGCTGAAATAGTTCCCACACTTGATATTACTCCTGAAGTATTTTTTGTGTAGAATGTATATCCGTCATAATAATTTGGATCGGTAATTAGCCCAGCTGGTGAGCCAGTAATTGTCACGGTAGTACCAGATACAGTATAAGTGAAACCATCTGCATTATTTCCAGCATCGTCATCTGTAGAAGGAAGAGATCTATAGCTAGAACCAGCATTTGTCACTTTGATATTATAGACACCACCAGGAACGGCATTATCAATGATATCCCAATTGTCAGTTCCATCATTTTCTGTTAGGGTACGAACTGGAAACCAATCAGTCGTTAAGAATTCCGAAGCATCTAGAGGCTTCAGAGTATACATATATTTCCAGATATAACCATCTGATTGTGGTGTGTATGTATCTGATTCAGAAAATGCAACTGTAATAGGTGGTACTGTAGAAGCAACTCCATAAGGATTAAAAGGAGTTGCGCCATTATCTATACACTTATATACTCTAAAATCGTCGTTGACTACATAAAAAGGATAATATTCGTTTGTAGAAATAGTTCTCTTTGTAAGTAGATCCGATAGATCTACTTTATCGGAATAAGCTTGATATCTTCTATTTTTTTGCCAACGATATAAACGAATTACATTTACACAATTTGAAATGGAAACTCTCTTAAGATATAACATTTCATCGTGAGCTTCTGGTTCTAGTGTAAATGTATCGAAAACAGATGGAGGAGTAAGATCTCCACCAGCCCAGCTAGTTGGCTTAGAAACAAAGAAATATACTGATTCGTCTTCGACTGTATTCTTGAAATTATTAAGATTTTTGTGTCTCAAAGAAGAACTTAGAACTGTAGGCATGTTTTATTTAATCCCTTTTAACTATTTATAATGGATATGTTTTAATGATACAACCAATTGGTTGGTTTATAGATTTCCATCCAGAATACATTTCTGAACCAGTAGAACCAATTATATTGATATTAGAATTATTCTTAGATCTAGACAAATAATTTGTATTATTCAATTCATCTGATTCTTCATCTTTTTCTACATATAATATCTTATTTATGCGATCGTATTTGATAACTCTCATCTTATTGAAAACGAGAGGATCTGATATTGACTGTTGCAATAAAGTTTCGCCATATTCGAAGATTGGTTGAGGTTTACCAGTAAATGTTACAGTGAACGAAGATGTGCTTATAGCTGGTTTATCTAATTCTATGATTCTGTCTGATATATTTCTGATTCTTGAATTTGCTGCGATTCCGGAACCAGAAACAGATTGACCTAGATATAGATTGGACGTATCGAAAGAATCGTCTGTTAGAATAATTCTATCCAAACCTATTACACTAGAACAAGAAGTCGTGATAGAAGAATTATTGACATAATATTGATAATGACCGAACATTGAGTATCTTGAGATTGTCTCAACACTCACAGTCGAATTTAGAGGAGAGAGTACTGGTTTAATAATCGCCCCAGTTCCAACTATTCCAGTTGCTCCTGGAGAGAATGTGATTCTTGGTTCGTAAATGTATCCTCTACCGATATTTGTTGGAACAATTCCAGTAATTCTACCTGTACCATCCACACTGGTGATTGTTGCTGCAGCTCCTATTCCGTATCCACCAACGAAAGATACAGTGTTTGCAGTACTGTATCCAACCCCACCAGAAGAAATACTCAAAGATAGAATGCTTCCACCATAATGGTTGTCATTATAAGTTGATCCTGATGGGCCAGTTGCTCCTCCTGGATAAGCATATAAATCAGGATACACGAAATAAGTCGAATTATTTGGAGTTATAGTTCCTGTAGGATATCCATAACATTGTACTGTATTTGTTATCTCATCATATTCTTTAATATTCAAGACACTATTCGTACCATCTCCAGAAGAGATAATCAGATTGAAATTTTTGTATAGATCGTTTTGTGGATGTAGTTTATGATTTCCTGATCCTGGGGTAATTGCTACGAATCCAGTAGCACCTGTTGCTCCTGCTACAGCATTATAATAACTATCTGCTAACTGAATATTATTAGAATCTACTACAATAACATAATATAACTCACCAGAAGTTAACCCAGTTAAGTTTGAATTTCCATTGTTGTTATAAGATAATCTGAATGTATTGGATAATTCGTGTGCAGGAATATTAATCATGTAACCAGTGGCACCAACAGAACCAGAAGGACCTGTTGCACCGATTATTGCAGTCGCACTATCGAATGTATATTTCGTAATTCCAGTAGCACCAAGAACTCCAGTTGCTCCAGTTAGAGGATTTAAATTATAAGCAAGATCATATTCAGATAATCCGATTTTTAGACCAGTAGCTCCAGAATCAGGAACAGAAAAAGATCCAGCAGAAACACTATGGATCAAATAATTCTGAATCATTCTGTATGATAGAGATCCATTTGTTCCTGGATTAACACCAGTAGATCCGTTTAGTGTAACTATTTTAGTAGTTCCATCATAATCTAATACAGTTCTAATGTCTCTAGTGGTGTCTGGAAAAGTTATAATGATTGTATAACCGATATATTCATCATCTTGATCGGATAGACCAGTTTCTCCTAAATCAAGTTGCGAAAAATATACCGATGGTGTGATACTAACGGTACCAAAAATATTTTGGAAGAAATCTGGAATACCTGTTCCAATATTTCTAACAATATCATTTACAGTGGGCCCAAGCATTGCTTTACCTGGATCTAATTGAGAAACAACAGGAAGTGTAGTTGTTTTCGCATGATCTATAGGATAGTATTCTAATCTAGCAGTACCAGATAATTGAGAACCCATATTATGGTTAGGTCCAGAAGCGCCAGAAGTAGTACCCGATTCGATAACTTTATACCAATTACCTTCATATTTAATGATATCATTAACATCAACACCAGTTGATCCGGACCAGAAAGAATATCCTGGATCATAATATGTTAATGATGTTTTACCATTCACAGCAGTAGCAGGTCCTGTTATAGCTGTAATAGAATAATTTGGATTAAAGCCTGTAGCACCAAATATATTGATAGTCGGAACGATATCATATGCACTACCACTATGTGTTATCTGTACAGAAGAAACAAAGACGCCAGTTGATCCCCAAGATAGATTAGCTGTTCCAGCAGCACCAGATCCAGTTGCTCCAGTAATTACAAGAGAATATCCACCAGGAGACATAACATTAGAAACACCGCCATTAGAGATAATGGCATCTGTCACACCAATGGTATGTGTTGGTCCTGTTGATCCGAATTCTGCGCTAAAACTAGCAATAGAATTTCCAGTTACTTTGTAGAAATTATTTCCGTTGAATATGATATCACCATTATATCCTCTGAATTGAGGATAATATTTCATGATTGTTGTTCCATTCGGATAGGATCTTTCGACGTGTGTTGGTGGATATCTACCTGGTTCACCAGCTTGTGTAACTAGATAATAATTGTTATTCCACAAAACAATGTCATTCTGTAGGAATGATGTTGCGCCAGTTTGTTGCCACAATTTCGGAGTGGATTCTGTTCCTGGATACCATCTATAAGCATCAAAAGAATCCCTTACGAATTTATTTCTTTTTGTTGCCACTGTAGTGAAAGATTGGATATAATCTTGGTATTCAGTTTCTACAGGATTTTCTACTTTAGAATATATTCTAACAATATTTCCATATGTAATTGGCGAAAAGAAACTGACAATTGATGAATCGACTATAATATAATTAGTGCCATATATTTGTTGAACACCGTTAACAAAAACAAACACCAATTTTTCTGCTACACCAGAAAAAATTAATTTGGCAGTACCATTAGTTTGCTCGCCGCTTATTATTGATGGTGGAGTTGTTCCGAATTGTCCGGCAACAGAAACAATGAATATATAATCTTCAGAACCAATTCTTAAGAAGACCTTTTGACCAGAATCAACAATGTCTTCCGATTGCCACTCAATTCCGTTATCTAATGGTGGAAGAAAACGGAATTGACTTTGAGAATCTGTTACTATGGTATTATATTGCTCATAAACAGTGTTATAGTTATCTCTCTCATCGTATAGAGATTCATCTCTAACAGATAGAATTCTAGAAAAATATCTTAGACCAGCAGGATGTATTGTTTTTTCTAAGATTGTTCCAAAGATTCTAGCAGATTGATCTGAAATGATCTCATATGAGAAATCTTGATAATATTCCGAATCTTGAATCTTCTTTGCCGAAGAAGGCTGTCCGTCAGTTCCAATATACTCTCCATCATATTTCAATAATCCAGAAAAATTAGCAGTAAATTCTGCTCCTTGACCACCTTCTGTATTCGAAGCAGTAATATTTGGTTGTGTTTGGTAATTAAATCCAAAATTCTGAATCTTGTAATTTTTAATAGAATTTTGAGAAACTTGAGATATAGAATGAACTTGATGTAACCCAGTTGATCCTAAAGAAACAAGAAGACCAGTAGTTCCTGCAATTGCGCCTTCATAAGTTGTATATAATTGAACTCCAGTTGATCCAGTTATTCTTGCGTAATAAGTTGTACCATCTATTAAACCTAATGCTCCAGTTGCACCTGTGGGTCCAGTGGTTCCATTGAACGAATATAACAATCCTCTGCCTGTTTTGAAATTATGTGGCGTCTTGAATGTTATTGTTTTAGAAGATACATCTACATATGGTGTTTCTAATAACTTAGATAGAGAATGGAATTCTGTTGTTTCTGATAAATTATTCGATTCAACAGAAACCAATGATCCAGTAGATCCAGCAATTGCTGCAGCTTGAGAAGTGTATAATTGGACTCCTGTTGCTCCAGTAATTCTTGTGTAATAAGTTTCGGATTCTTTCAATCCAATTGGTGATAGATATAATTTATGAGTTTGTGAAGTTCCTGATTGAGAAAGTCCTACTAATCCTGTTGATCCTAGTGTGGAATTAAAATAAGAATCGTGTAATCTTACATATCTTCCACGAATATCAGAATACATTTTCGCAGTTGCTTCTGCGTTTCCAGTTGAAAATGTAATTGTAGGATTAATTCCATAACCAAAACCATGATCTGTAATTGTGATAGAAGTGACACCAGTAGCGCCAGTCGCACCATTAATTAATCCAATATTTGCGGTTGCTAATGCATTACGTCCTATAAATTCCCAATAACCTGTTGCACCAACACTATGAAGCGGCGTTGATGTAGAATTGGGAACTAATGCATAAGATCTGTAGAATTTAGTAGATACACCAGTCGCACCGGGAATCGCAAAATTGACTCCGATTATTGTTCCCTGAACAAATCCTGTCGATCCAATATTAGATCCAGTCGCACCAATGAAGAAACCAGTTGCTCCATTGTAGAAACCAGTTGCGCCTGTCGCTCCAGTAAATGGATTTGAGAATGTTATGACTGGTGCAGAAGTATAACCAGAACCAGGCTCTACGATGTCTACTTCTGAAACAATCTTAGAATCATCGTTAAATGAAGTTCTTACCCAATAAGTTTTGTTATCATTTAAACCAATTGGACCAGTAGCTCCCACAGGACCAGTAGCTCCGGCAAACGAATAAATTATTCTATCTCCATCAGAGTAATTGTGTGGATTATCTAGAATAATGCAATCGTTTTGAGCGTCTACATTAGAAATTATATCAAATTCTAGAATAGCATTGCTTATTTCACTGTTATTTAAAGAATAAATTACTGAATCACCATCACTATAATTATGTGGTGTTTTAAATGTTATCGTCTTTGAATTTGTATTTATATCATTTTC